CATGATGTCACTCGCCCCTGTGTTCCACTTGTGGACATCAGCCTCGTTAACCAAATACAGCGCAACGCTCTCATCAGATTGCATCCGTTGTAATTGCTCAATCAGTTCACCGACTTTATGTACACCCTTAATCATGACTGCATCCACTCCTGCTCATACGTTCTACCAGCCACAGTGTATTGCTGTACTGTCTCAAGGTTGATGTTACGGAAGCCACGCTTATGAACATCATAAACAGTCAACAGGCTGTAGTTAAACTCATCAGAGGCTTTGCCTCCATTATGTTTTTTGACACCCAGACGACAAACCATTTTACGAGTTGAGCCATCTGCCTTGACAAAAGTTATACTAAAAAACTTACCACCAGTACGGCTAGTTAGTTTATATTTGAGAAGTTCTACCTCTTTGAAATCACGTTTAGTCATTACACTCTCTCCATTCTCAAGTTAAACGGAATGTCACCACGTTTTAGTTTTAACTTATCTCCTGTCCACTCATAGTATCCATGAACATCATGATTACCATTTCTTCTGCGTCTATAGATTACCACCTCCTCAATATCACGAGGCTTGGCAGTCAAAGAATGTGTTATCGCACGTTTACAACTATTAACATTGTTGAACAACGCACAAACAACGGGCTGATTTAAATATCTAGTATCACCTTTAGCGATAATGTTTGCATAATACATCGTATACTCCTGTGTTAAAAACAACGATACGTATTTAATTATAGGACAACAAATCAGTCGTCAACATTTTTTTTTCTTGCGTCTACTTCCTCACACTGTTCACGCCAGCTACGATACATGTATCTGTCGTAGCTCTCACGCTTCTTGTTCGGTATCTTTTGGGGTCTGTTTTGTTTCTCCGACAGGCTCTTGGCTACCGGATTTATTTGCTTCTTCTTCTTCAATTTCTATCTCCTCTATCAAATCCATCAGGGCTTTGGCTTTCATTTTGATCCGCAAAATTCTAGCTTCATTCATCATCTTCAATCTCTTTCATTGTTCTAGGCCACAAAAATATAGGTGTTGTTTCCCCTACATACGAACCCGCCATATTATAATTAAAATGTTCAAGAGCGTCCTCTTCAGACATGTCTTGCATGAGTATGAGTAAAACTTCATTTACATCATATACAATACAGTCTTCCATGCCTATTCGTTGGCTTGTGCCTAAAACTGCGCTATCAAATTCATTTGGTAATTTTAACATTTTATTACAGGTTCATTTCTCGGTAAATTTTTACGTGCCATAATTTATAAGTTTTGTGCCAATTTTTTTCAAATACCCACTCTTCATTCAACTTTTTTTTCATTCGTTCAATATATTCATCTGCCTCAGTTTCTTCAGATATTAAACGACTGGTAAGTTGCGTATATTTTTTATTTCTCTTTACCATATGGTTCTCCCTATAGGTAATCTAACGGTTATTTTATATAACAAGTAAAACCTAATGTGCACCCTTCGGGATTATAACAGTGATTTGCAAGGGGTTGTCAACATAAAAAATTCATTTGACACAAAATTCATTTGAATGTAGGCTCTTTGCCATGAGCTATAAAAAATTCATTTCAGAATACATTCAAGATTTAAAGTTAATGGATGGGACACGATACAGGGGTGATTGTCCAGTTTGTAACAGACACAATACGTTCTCTGTATTTGAGGTAGACGGTAAACACGTTTGGAAATGTTTTCACGCTGATTGTGATGTGAAAGGATCAAATCGTAAAAGACTGTCTAATAAGACCCCTACCATAATCGGTAGTTTTTTAGATAACTCATTGAATATGAACAATGATTTATTTATCTTACCAGACACCTTTGTTGACATCAGTCGTAGTGAAAGATGTTCAAATTATTTGAAGTCTGTAAATTCATTTGACGCTTACCTTCATCGGCGTATTCGTGTCATGTATGACGTTAAATTAAATCGAGCTGTATTTTTAATTTTGAATGATTCTAAAGTAGTGGATGCAGTTGGGAGAAGTTTGTCGGACGTGAAACCTAAGTGGTATCGTTATGGCAAGTCCCGACAATTATTTACAGCTGGCTCATTTGACAATGCGTTATTAGTAGAAGACTGCGCCTCTGCTAGTTGTGTAAGTAATCTTATAACTGGTATCGCAATGTTAGGCACTTCTCTTTTAAAAGAACACATTGAACAACTACGTATATATAATACCGTGTATGTTGCTCTTGATAAAGATGCAACCAAGCTAGGCTTAAAAACTGTTCGGATGTTAAAACCACATATAAATGTCCGAATGTTAATTCTTGAAGATGATATTAAAAACATGGAGACAAGTAAACGTGACGAATACATTAGATCAAAAACCTGTGGAACAACAGATACTGGAGTTTATTCTCCGACGAGAGTTTTACAGTAGAGTAAAGCATGTTCTGTCTGAGGACATGTTTGAGGGTTTAGCAAAGACAATATTTAGAACTATTGTTGAGTGTCATGACTTAGCAGAGACTGATTTGTTGTCAGGCGAAGTTCACACAAAATTATTGACCGCTAATCCTGCGCTGACAAAATCAACTCGTGAAGATATTTCATCTATATTTGAACATATGAAAAGTCCGAACGGCTGTGGTAATCTTGACCTACAGCAAAAGATTGTGGAGGACTTTTGGGCTCGTGACCAAGCTCGAATCATTGGTGAAAAAGCCATAGATATATACACGGGAGAAAGTTTAGACTTTACAAGCATTAAAGAAGTGTTGGAGAAAGTTGCAGGTTACACCGTTCGTAACAGTGAGACTTATCTTACAGTTGATGCTGATTTTGATGAACTGTTAGATAGAAAAACTAGAAAGGCTGACTTCCCATTTGATTTAGGCATAATTAGTGAACATGTGCCGGGACTTTTTCGGGGTAACTTAGGGATAATATTTGCCCGTCCTGAAAGTGGTAAAACAACTTTTTGTTCGCACCTATGTGCAGCTTACATCCGACAGAAAAAACGTGTAGTGTATTGGCAGAATGAGGAACCGTCTGAAGATGTCAAGTTTAGAATCATTCAAAGTTACCACCGCTTAACAAAAGAGGATATGGCTGTATCACGTGATACCCTTAGAGAGATATATAAAAATGAAATTGAGCCTTACCTTATCATGCAAGACTGTGTTGGAACTTCATTGGATGAGATAGAGCATTACTGTAAATTAGAAAAACCTGATGTTGTTTTTGCCGATCAATTGGACAAATTTGGTGTTGCTGGGGAGTTTTCCCGTGCCGACGAGAAACTACGAAAAATATATATCTATGCTCGTGAAATAGCTAAACGTAACAACCTTTTGTTTTGGGCGGTGTCCCAAGCTAATTATGAGGCTAATAACCGCATGGAGATAGATTACTCTATGCTTGAAAATTCAAGAACTGGTAAAGCAGCAGAAGCAGACTTCATCTTAGGGATTGGTAAAACAGGTGAGATTACTGCAGATAATTACATGAGGTTTTTGTGCATATCTAAAAATAAAATAAATGGTTGGCACGGCACTATAAATTCAAATATAGATATAAACAGGGGGTTTTATTACTAATGTATACTAAACATGCACGTGGTGCGATTAGTGAAATGATTGCATCCGCAAAACTTATGAAAGAGGGTTGGAACGTTTTTAGTAACGTGGCAGGTAGCGGTCTAATTGATATAGTCGCTGTAAATCCAGAAACTGGTGAAACACGGTTTTACGATGTTAAAACTAAATCATACCGCAAAGATGGCACATTAATAAGTCGAGTAACTAGCCCTAAACAAAAAGCTATTGGCGTAGAAATCTACTTAGTAGAAAGAGTGGACATGGGGGAACTATGACCATAGTGACATTTGATGTTGAAACAACAACGAAACAAAAAAGTAACGGGAGTTGGACACCTTCACCTTTCTTTGACAACCGACTCGTTAGTTTAGGTTTTAAATTAATCGACGAAAGTCACGTTGACTATCTTTGTTTTTATCACGAAAACGAGAAGCCCACTGTTGATGCTTTTAACATGTTTCAAAATACATTAGATAAATGTAAATTATTGATAGGGCATAACATAAAATTTGATCTAATGTGGTTACGAGAGTGTGGTTGGCGATACAACGGCGAGG